TAGGTGATATAACTTTAAATGAATTTACTACAAAGGTTGTTCCTAATTCTGAAAATGAAGGTACAGTATTATATATTACAGATATGCCTATTGCTAAGCTTAATGAAATTGTTGCAAAGATAAATTCTGCGCGTGATGCTTCTACTACTGGGAGTATAAGGATAGCTATATTTATTAAACCAACTGGTGCACAAGATGATTTAGTTATAGCGATTAATGTAATTTAATATTATATGAAAAAATCTTTTGTGACTGTTACACCTGATTCAGGTAGTAATAATGATACTTTAAATGTAACTGCTGATTTTAATCAAGATCAAGATAGAAGTGAAACGATTGTTGTAGCCGGGGAGGGGTTACTAAAACTTTTGAAGTAATTCAAGAAAGACTCCAAATTCCTACACCTATTATTAGAGCGGGTTTTGATTTTACTCAATCTTATTATAATACTACTATTAATGAATCAAGTAGTTTTATTGATTGGACAACAAATTGTTTATTGCCTGCTGTAACAACAAATGAAACTGGAGAAATATCTGTTGGTAATTTAAAAAGCTTTTCTGATTATATTGATATTGATAATAGTTTGAGAATAAATAGTATTAGTATTAATACTGATAAAACAGGTAGCGCTAATATTCATAATTGGACTTTTAATATGGCTCAAAGTTCTTATGATATTGAAAATGATACTCTTGTTTTAACTCAAGATGCTTATTATGAGATAGTAGAATATATCAGAACTATGCTTCAAACTGCCAGTGGTGTATTTACTATTAGAGTTATGAATATGAATACTCAGAAGCTTTTAGAACTTACAATATTTATTGATTATCAAGCTTAATATTGTTACTATTAAAATGAATATGTATTAATCGATATAATATTGATTTAAATATTTATTTATAAATTCTTTTGTTATATCAAATATGTATTTTATATTTACCCTCATCATTAAGTTGATGGGGGTATTTTTATTGCCCTAAATAAAACTGATAAAACTATTGATTATGGCATTACATGTATGGTTAGTTGAAGGTTCTAAAATTATTCTTAATATAGAGCAGATTCTTAAAGTTCCTGTTCTTGCTAAGATATATAATGATTGGCATAATGATAGAGAGCTTATGTATAAAATATTTAAGTTTATTGATTGTTATGCTGATGAAGACGGTTATATTCATCGTAATGGTTTAAAAGATCAAAAGGCTTTTGATTATGCTATTGAAGTTGCTCAACTTAATTCAGACTTTAGACCAACTAAAGATATGATTGAAGCTATCAATTGGCTTGTTGAGCATAATATCAATTATGTTGGACAAATGTTCTTTGAAACTGTTAATGCTCTTCAAGCTGGTAAAGATCTTATGGCTGTTATGAATAAGAATCTTCGTAATGACCTAAAGAAAGATTCTTTTACTAAAGAAGAGATCGGTGGTATGCTCGGTTATATGCGTGAGATTACGAAGATGGGTAAAGACTTACCTAAACTTATTGCTGAACTTAAAGAAGCGGAAGATAATTACGTTAAGTCTAAACTCAAGAAAACTATCGTTCGTGGTGGTAAAGAGCTTGCTGCTTCAATGGATGTGCATAACAATATAGATAATGGTGTTGGTGGTGGAATAGATATGATTGATTAAGCTATGAATAGTAAATATAAGTTTTCACAAGATGCTATTGATAACTTTATGTTTATTCATGCTTATTGGAAAAATAGTTGTGATGGCATCAATGCTGCTCCTGAGAATAAATGGGGCTATAAACGTGGAGATATTCCTTTTATAGATTATCTCTGTGAAGATAAAAGTAAATATCCGAAAGCGTCTGAGGGTATTAGTTATATTACTAATAAACCTTTATATGACCCGGATAATGATTTTCTTATTGGTAACTCTGGTGGTATTCTTATGAATATTGATTTCATTGTTATTAATATAGAAAGACTTTCTAAAGCTGCTGATACTTTTGATGAATATGGTACGTATTGTGATTATGACCCTAGTACTCCGGCTTATGAATCATTTTGGCAAAGAGAAACATCTAGGCGTAAGAAAGGTGTTTTTATTAAAGCTAAACTTTATTATAAAGATATTCCTAAGTTTTTTGATACTAATACTACTGATGAGGAACGTGAAAGTTTACTTCAACCTTTACGTATAACCGGTGCGCATTATACTTATCTTAATTATGGTCGTATTGAACGTACACCTAATGATAAAGAACGTGCAAGACTTAAACGTGAAGGTGCTGAACACGTTGAGACTGTTATGGGTTTTCCTCGTTATTGGGATGGTGACTATTGGAACTTCAAAATAGACGAGTTTATTGCTAATAATAAGTTTCATCTTACTAAGGCTAAAGCCCGTCGTAAAGGTTTCTCATATAAACGTGGTAGTCAAGCTGCAAATACAATTAATCTATTTCCTAATGTTACGGTAACTCTTGCTGCTGACCAATTGGCTTATCTTACAGATAAAGGTGCTACTACATTTATGGCTAAGAAATGTCTTGACCATTTTGAGGAACATACGTTTTGGAAACGTGGATTCATATCCGAGTCCATTGATGACATCTTATTGGGTTATAGAGTATCCAGCAAAGGTTTAAAAAACTTCGGATGGTTATCTAATTTATATTCAGTTGCTATCGGAAAAAATGAAAGTGCTGCTGTTGGTAAAAAAGCTATTGAGATTGACTTTGAGGAAGCTGGAAAATGTGTGGCGAAAGGAACTAGGTTTATAATGTTTGATGGTACTATCAAAAATGTTGAGGATTTAGTTGTTGGTGATATTTTGATGGGTCCAGATAGTAAACCTAGAACTATTATTGGAACAACAAAAGGTATAGATAATTTATTCAAAATTATTCCTGGTAATGGTATAGAACATACAGTTAATAGTAAGCATCCTATTTTTGTTAGATATCATAAATCTTATGGTAATTTTAATGAAAATAGACTTATAACTGCACCTGATTATATTAAGACCCTAGGGTTACATCCTAGATGGAGAGAATATTATTCTCTTGAAAAAGTTAATGGTATTGACTTTAATCATAAAGATGTATCTATAAATCCTTATGTTTTAGGTGTATGGTTGGGTGATGGAGATAGTACTTGTACACGTGTTACTAATCCTGATATTGAAGTTATTGACGCTTTGCTTCATTTTGCTAAAGAACATAATTTAAAATTTAGTTCTAATTATGCTTCGGGTAGTTATGCATGTTTTAGATTATCTCTTAGTAGACTTCATACTGGAGATTCAAATTGGTTTAAAGATGAACTTGAAAAATATAATTTATTAAATAATAAACATATTCCTAAAGATTATCTTTATACTGATAGAAATTCTAGATTGGAACTTTTAGCGGGTATTATTGATACAGATGGACATTTAGATACACGTAAAGGTAATTTTGAAATAATACAAAAACGAAAAGAATTAGCTGAATCTATAGTTTATTTAGCTAGAAGTTGTGGATTTAAAGTTACACTTAGTGAAAAAATTGTATCAGATACTGTTTATTATAGAGTTTTAATTCTTAGTCGTTGTTGGGAAATACCTACTAGAGTTAAACGTAAACAATGTAAAGAGTATTCAACTATGTTGAAGAATCCTCTTGAATGTA